TTGGTTGCAGTTCCGGCAGGCCGCGCAGGGGCAGGCGGGTCTGTGTGAAGGCCGCATCGCCGAACCATTAAGGCTGCACGAATGGCGGCGCGGGGATGTCTGGCATCTGTTCCTTGGCCCATTTGTGCATTTCCGGGTTTTCCACCGCGACATGAGCGCAGGGCGCGTTCATGCAATCCATGAACAGATCGCATGCATCTTCGAATTCCTGAATCATGCTTTCCCATGTGCGGCCCTTGGGCAGTACCTTTGGATGTGTCTTGTCCGGCCCATACAGCCAGCGCTGACCTGCACGGCATAGGCGCGTGCAGGGTGGGTGGCAGACAATCATCAAGTCCCAGCCCATGTGCATGACATCGCGGATATCGCCGATGATATGACGGTTAGTCTCGTCATCTGCGGGTTCCAGATCGCAGGACCATGCATCAAATCCACGGGCCAGCAGAGCGCGGCGCAGCTTGCCGCTGCGTTCGCATCCTGCCAGTGCGCGCAGCGGGCGGGTCATTGGCACCACCTCAAGTCAAATTCAGCGCGTTTGTTTTGTTCAAGCTGGATACGCTTGTTGTTGTGGTAAACCAGCGCGTCAGCCGCGGTGTGCAGATGGCACTTGCTGTCCGGCCTGAGGGAAATCTGTTCTACAGTGATGCTCTGGCTGTGCTGTGTGAAATCCTTAACCTCGGGGTGAGACCAGATTTCCCAATAGGCCGCACGCAGCAAATAGGGTGCGGGCGTATCTTCGGGAATGCGGATTTCCAGCGGTTTCATCTGGCCATCTTCACGGCGCAGAAGGGCAAAAACCTGAAGTCCGGCCACGGGGTTTGGTTGCGCAGGTGGGCTTTCTTTACCGTGAGTGGCGGTGGTGCGCATTCCCGTGGCGGACAAGGCCCACCGACGAATTCGGGAAAAGAGACCAGAGGCGGCAATCATCTCGCCCCCGGTCAGTTTGCCGGTCCAATCAGTACCGGCGGGGGAGTAACTGGTTTTTGTTTTCATGGGATCAGCTCGCAATGTGGTTGGGGTTACCGGACGTCTGGTCCGTGGCGATCACGGCGTTCAGGGACGCCCTGCCGCTGCACTGGCGATTTGCATACTTGGTCCAGTTTCGGATCGTCTCTTCTTCGGTCGCGCCCATGGCAGAGACCCCGTGCAGGTTGATCTCAAACACATGGCTGGCCCAAGTGTCGCCGTTGGGTGGCGGCACATAGACGCCCCCGGTTTCCAGAACCTCATTCGCGATGGCGTCTTTGCGCTCTTCGGCGTCTAGGCATTCCAGATTGATCAGAAAAGTGGTCAGGCGGTCGTAAAGCTCAGCCATCATGCATTCCCCCCGGCGCGCGTGGCGTCGATCAGAATCAGGGGGGCGGGTTTGGTTTGGCCGATCAGTATGGCGCGGGCGCGGACTTTGGCGCGGATGCGGCATTCCGTTGGTTCGGCGTTCTGGTTTGCGCTTGCGGTCTGTGCTTGCCGTTGTGCTGTACTGTACTGAGTAAACATGGCGTCCTCATTTCTGATGACGCCAAGCTATCATAAAACTTTATGATTGCAACTATGATTTTATGATGATCGCCTAGTGAGTCATATATCGGATCACGCAACATGGTTCGTCACCTGCGTGGACCATGGGTCCAGCGGCTGAAACATCGAAGCCCCATTTTGGCAAAAAGCGTAGAAACATCGGGTTCATTAGGCCCAGAATTTCCTTGATTCCGTTGTCTCTTGCGAAGTCAACCGCAGCTTCGCAGACCTTCTTCAGGACCGCATTGCGATCACGAATCGAGAGGTCCGCAACTGCAAACCGCGTTGCTTCCCAAACATCAGGGCGTACTGGAGGATCAGAGATGACGTCTTTTGGTAAGCCGTCAAGAATGCCGCGCGCTGCGTCGCGGATCATGTAGCTATATCCAGTTTTCAGCTGGCTTGTCGTTGGTATGAGGCGTGTGCAGCCAACAACTTGGCGTTGTTCGCTGTATACCACGATGTAATGCGACAGCGGGTTATCGTACTGGTCAACTTCAATGTCGCCAAACTCATCTAGGTCCCAGCCCATATGGTCGACGAACAGACGCTTTCGCATTGCAAACATCTGGTGCAGCATACCGTGATCGGTGTTTGGATCGTAGATTTTCAAGACTGCCGAGTATAGTTTCATGGCCCCATATTCCCTTGTGGATATGGGGCGACGTTACTTTGGCATTTCAATCGCGACAACCTGCGAGAGATTCTGTCTCTCTACTTGGCGACCAGTGCGCCCCATTTTTCTATGGAATAGCAATTGACGGCGGTGTTCCAGTTCCTGACGTCAAGCGTTTCGCAGATACGGCTTTTCAAGCGCGCTACAGCCGTTTCGGTTATGCCGAGTTCGGCTGCGATCCTAGCGCCCTGGTGACCGCATTCCGCTAACTCCAAGACCTCAAACTGACGGTCGGTCAAGAGTTGCAGTCGCTCTATCATGGCAAAACGATGCGCCAGCTGCGCCGCGTCGGAGAGGGCCTTTTGGGTGAGGGGGGATGTTGGATTATCTACGTTGGCGCCAACTATCAAAATATTGCCTCCATAGGGCGTTGCAAAAACAATGTTGGCATCAGCGCCATAGCTGCGCGCCTCTTCATAGACGTCACATTCAGTTGCTTTGCCCAAAATTGGAACTGGACGGCGCTGCATCAGGCTTTGGCTTGCCATTTTTGCGACTGGATCGTCATTATACCATTGGTTTTGTAGGTATTTTTCAATCCAGTCACTTGAGTAGGTGGACCGCAGAAGGCCGGGTCTGAACGGGTCAGTCCCGGCATTTAGGGCGAATTGATGAGCTATTGAGCTCATTGCAGATAGGACGGTCATGGGTGTAGATTGTCATAAGAATTTATGATTAGCAACATAATAAGAATATAATCATAAACAAGTACGGGATTTACCGTATAGACGGCAGTGAGCCACGCCGCTAACAAAATGGTGAGCAGAATTCCGTCCGCTAAAACGCGGGCACCAAGGTACAGGGATTAAGTCATTGCTAAAGTGTCACAATGAGACTTCTCGCAAAATAGTTGCGGGGTTGTCTGATTCGGAGTGCCTTGATGTGTTGGAACTTATTTATCGCTTAAATAGCGGGCTTCCAATTCCCGCGCCAACCGCTCACTCTCAGGACCGTCAATCTGATCAATCACCCGCTGAAGTCTAATCTTGGGGTCTGTCAACGGATTGTCTGTATCAAGTTGACCAACGTGGGTTAAGTCCAGTGCTGGCAGGACTTTATCCAACGATTTCGTGGAAAGTGTTGGGGTCTCTCCGCGCAGGAATTTTGTCAACGTGTTAGGTGACATCTCGACTGAGCGCGCAACATTCGTGCCGTCGGTTCCCGCAGCTGTAATCAGGATGCGCATATTCCTGCGGCGACGTTCCCACATCTGAACTTCAGCTTCTGTCAGTTTATGCATCGGCGCGGGATTCCTGTTGGACTAAGTGCATTAGTTTTAATGCCAATCATATAAAATTGTGAAGGTATAAGTTTTTGAACGTCCCTCAGGTTAAGTGGCGCATTGCCGCTTGACTATCGTTGTTTGCTACATCATAAAACTTTATGATAACCGTCATAACTTGGTGATGATGTGGCCAGCGAGCAGGTGAAATCAACAACCCTACCATCTTCCCAAATCTTTCGGGCTTGGGCGCAATGGGCCATCAAAAAGTTGAAGTTGCCGCATTCGAGTTTGATGCGTGATGATCGGCCATCTTCGAAAAACAGGGCTAAAACAGGATTGAATGCGAAGAAGCTCAAGCTGGACTTCGCGCGTGAACTGGAAGCTGAACTGTTTGAGCAAAGTGAGCGGTTGGGTGTTGAGATTGGCACGTGGCGCGACTTTGATCCTGATGGGTTTTCGCGATGAATGAGATCGCGTGCGATACTTGCTCAGCATCAGTTGGTGGGCCCGTTTGGTTCACGAGCCTGAGTGTTCTTTCCAGTATTCCTGAAACGTCTGCTTCTTCCTGTCGGGTCGTTTCCTGTTTTCAACTAGATACCCGACGTAGATCAGCGCAAACAGTCCGCCGGGTACGCCTAGGACCAGAAGTAACATCACGGATGATGGGTCAACGTCAAACGTTGTCGAGGCCCATACAAGGAAGGCAATGGTCAGGATCAGGCCAACTATCCAGCCGAGTATGCCGAGAGCAGCGCCAAGGACAGCGCTGGACCCGAAGAGTAGTATCAAAACAATTATCAGCACCAGCAAAATTAGCATTGGTTCCCCATTCTTGCTTTCAAAATGCGCCTCAGAATATGCAGTCTATGCGTGTGCTGTCCAGCCTGCATCGCGTTATCCGATATCTCCCTGAAACCGGCGTGCAACTTCGGTCGCGCGCCTTTTTTGAAGGTGCCCTATGAGCAACTTTGTTGGACCCGTTGTACCGGTTCAGGATGTTCAGGCCGAACGCTGCCGAAAGCTTTGGTGTCACGTGATCCTTGATGCTTTCCTGCTTGCCACCAGCACCCGGAAGGGTGATCGCGGGTATGAGCAGGACTATGCAAGGTCGTGGTTTGGCTCGCCCACATTCTACAAAATCTGCGCTATGGCGGGCTTTGACGGGGAATACATCTTGCGCGGCTATCACAAAAAGATGGCTGAAATTGGCGAGGATGTTTGATGGGGATCAAGCGGCGCGAAACTATCGGCGATTGCCACTTGATCCTTGGCGACTGCCTTGAGGTGCTGCCGTTTTTCCGTGGCAAGGCGGACATGATCTTTTGCGATGTGGCTTATGAGTTGACCAGCGGCGGCAACGCGCACCAGTCCATGGGCGGCATCTTTGCAAAGGATCAGTATGCCAATGACGGCAAGCTGATGGACTGCCCGGAATGGGAAGAGTTGGGCGGGCCGTTCTATCGCGCCTGCAAGCCCGATGCCGATGCCTACATCATGGCCAACGACAAGAACCTGTTTCGGGCCGGTCTGGCCTTTGAAGGCGCTGGGTGGAAATTTCATAACCTGCTGGCGTGGGACAAAGTGCGGGCCACGCGCAACCGTTGGTACATGAAGAACCTTGAGTTCACCATGTATCTTTGGAAGGGCAAATCTGATCCGCAGGGCATCAACGATTGCGGGTCAAAGCAGTCCTTTACCCTGAATGCACCAAAGATCACCGAACATCCGACCGAAAAACCGGTCGCCCTGGGTGAACACTATATCCTGAATTCGACGCAGCCCGGTCAGACCGTACTTGATCCGATGATGGGTTCGGGTGCGTCGATGGTGGCCGCTGTGCGCACCGGGCGTGCGGGCATCGGTATCGAACTGTCGGAACGTTGGTTTGATGTAGCCTGCTATCGGGTTGAAGCGGCGGTTTCTGCGCGTCTGCGTGAAGGTTCCGAAAACGCGCCTCAGAGCGCCGTTAATGGGGGCGTTGGTACATGACCATCCTGTTGCCCCATTCCACAAATGCCGTGGCACGGCATCAGATACCCGAAGATTTCCGCACGTTTGCACATGCTGAACTGGTGGAATGCACGCCATGGGATGAGGGCGTTTGCTTTCGTCCTGAATGCGGGCGTGTCTTTGAGCCTGCGCGCAGTTGGCAGATTTATTGCTGCACTGAATGTGAGCGGGCGGGCACGGCAGAGTTGCGCAAGTGGGGGCATCGCATGGCGTTGTCCCTGCTGATCTGGCGCATGGGTAAATACGAAAAGAACGATCAGGGCGTGCGCGATCTGACCCGCGCCGCCCGGCGTCATGTGACGCATGTTCAGTCGGCATGGCTGGCTGATCGGCAGGCAAGGCAATCACAAAGGGGCATATGAGCATGGCAGACATGGTGAATCACCCACCGCACTACACGGCCCATCCCAGTGGCGTTGAGTGCATCCAGATCGCAGAGCATATGGGTTTCTGTTTGGGCAATGCGCTCAAGTACATCTGGCGTGCCGATCTGAAAGGCAACGCCGTCGAAGATTTGAAAAAAGCGCGGTTCTATATCGACCGTGAGATTGAGCGGCGGAGTACAGGACTATGAGAATTCAGACACAAACCGCCATCTCTGATCTGGTGGAAGGTGCTCACTATTGGGTCAAGTTGGAGACTTATGCCTGGGCCGTTTGGGAATTCAGTGAGGGTGCGTTCGAATACAGCAACGGCGCACGCTACAGCCCGGATGTGTTCGAGCGGATCGGCCCCCGCGTCTATACGCCGGAAGAGACGGACGCCTATGATCGCAAGATTGCACGGCTGCGTGGTTGGTTGTCAGTGATTTCAGTCGAGACGGCTTACGCTGCTGACACATTGGAAGATGCAGCAGACACCATTGTGACGGTTAGTCAGATGGCTGATATGGCGCTGGACGGTGATGAGGTACCAGTAGCCGGACAACTTGCAGTCGGTGAACGCGCGGCGGCGCGTGACGTACTGGCAGAGCGCAAGCGACAACAGGCCGTCGAGGGCTGGACGCCTGAGCATGATGATCAGTACACCGATGGCCAGCTTGCGCTGGCCGCTTGTGCCTACATCGAAGGCAACCCGGTTTGGTGGCCTGCTGACTTCGACCCGGACATGTTGAAGCTCAGCACGGATCGCCGGAACCTGGAAAAGGGTCTGGCGCTGGGATTGGCTGAGTTGGAACGCATTGACCGGGCCGCTGAAAGGGCGAAAGGGGGTGCGACGTGAATGCGATCACTCCGGCCTTTCAGGCGGTGGATTCAGAGGAACTGGTGCAATACCCTGTTCCGAAGGGTGAACGCCTTGAGGCGCATTCTTTTGTGCCGTTCCATTATCACCGTTGGTTGAATTCTGACCTGTATCTGCTCGGCGATTGGGAAGTGCAGGGCATTGCGCAGGCGCTGTGGTCGCTGTCTCAGTATCAGGACCCTGTGGGCACATTGCCCGACAATCCCCGCCTGATTGCCGCGCTGCTGAAAGGTATGCCATTCGAGCGTTGGGAAGCCTACATGCAGCGATCACCGAATCCATTGCATGGTTGGAAGCGATGCCTGGTTGGTAATGAAACCCGGCTGATGCACCCTGTTGTTACAGAGAATGCAGTCGAGGCGTTGGGGCTGCGCGAGAAAAGCACAGACCGCCGCGATGCGGACAAAGAGCGCACGCGACTGAAACGCCTGAAAGAAAGCGTTTCCAATCTTGGCCATCGGAACTTGGCCGACAACGAAATGTTCCTCGGCCAATTGGACCTGCTGCTGCAGGAACGGCACCCGCAGGGCAACCGGACGGTGGTTCGGATTATCGCAGCAATGCAGGAAATGGGTGTTCGGAACATGACGTGACGGACTGTTCGGTTCTGTCTGACGGACAGAATTGGACTGTTTGCGGACAGTTTTCTGTCTCCTGCAAGACAAGACAGGACAGGAAAAGAAAATGAAAAAGAAAGTTTCGACCGGCGCAAAAAATCAGCGTTGAGGATGTGGATAAGGCGGAATTTGCTTAGACAAGAGGGAAGGCAATGGCCAGTGCAGCGCAGGACAGGGGCGAAAAGCAGGGGATGGCAGTGCTGATTGACACCGTCCTGACGCGTGGGTTAGGCAAGCCACGTGGTTTCACAAAGCAGGCTGATTTTGATGTGATGGTGGCGAAGACGCTTTGCCCCAAGCTGGCTTATATGACGCCGGTCAATCTGGCGGCGCTGGAAGAACAGATCGGCGCGAACCCGGATGGCAAGGGCAAGGATCAGTTGCCTATCCCGAATGAGATATTGCGGCAGGCGGCGGAAATTCAGGAACCCGGCGATGAGGCGTCACCGCTGTTGCGAGCCGTGTTTTCAGCGGCCCTGGGGTTTGATGCTCTGGCTGGGGATTGGGCACCTGAGTTGCGCCGGTTCCTTAAAAAAAATCGACGGTGGCCGGGCGCGCGGGATGTTGATGACATTAAGCGTGCAGCACATGAAGCGCGCGGCAAGGCCGACGACATTCGTTTGCGGCGCGATGGTGGTGAGTTCGTCTCGGACACCGAGGATCGTTGGTTGTCATCTCGGGATGAGGCGCAGCGTAAATGTGAGCAAATCCGGGCGTTGAGCGCGGGAGGTGTGGTATGAACATGCGTCCAGATACGGAAGCCATGAGGCGCGCCCGGTTGATGCAAGATGAAGAGGCGGCGCGGATCGCTGAAGTCAAGGCGATGGGTCATGTTCCAAAAGAGGTTGGGCCGATGGTGCCTGAAGCCCCTGCCCGTGGACCGGTGCGCATGTTCGATGCAACCAAACTCTATCCCAAGGGTGAGGCCGATTATGAGGCCAAGCCTGCGGGTTGGAAAGGTCGCAAGACGTTGCAGCGCGCTGATGTCTTTGATGTGATGCTGCACAAGGCAAAGGCGGCACATACCCGTGCTGTTGCCAAAGCGCGGAACGCTGGAAAGCCGGAAGAAGAATGGCCGGTCTTTGTGCCGCCTCTTTCCTTTGGTCAGATGTCCATGGGTCGGTTCTATCGTGACCTGACTGAGAAACACACATGTGCGGGCGTCAAGTGTTCATCCTTGGAAAGTCTGTCACAATCAGGTGGCGGTACGGGTGGCGAATTCATGGACGCGGTGCTGCGAGATCGCATGCGGTTGGATGCCCTGCATCGTCGCATCGGTTCCGGCATCGCCAAAGAGGTTCGGCGCATCCGGCCTTCTGAGACCGGATCACGGGCAACCATCATGGATCGGCGATTGGTGGATATGGTTTGTCTGGAAGATCAGAACATCTCGGATGTGCTGCGCGCCCATGGCTGGGTCAAGGATGGGCAGGCCGCGCAGTCCAAGCACATCAAGGCGTTGCGCGTGGCGCTCAGCAAAGCGCTCAACAGGATGATGGGTCCGCGTTTCATGGGTATCAAGGCAGCAGATTTCGGACCGGCCTGTACGGCCATGATATGGGATCAGGTGGCCGATCAGAAAAAAGGGGATTGACGTAAGTACGTCAGCGTCTTACCAAATATGCATCATCCAGAGTTGCGCCCGACACCATCGTGTGTTCGGGCGCTTTTCATTTCAGGTTATGTCATGCCTAAGAAGCCCTGCGCTCATCCGGGCTGTTCCCGGCTGGTCGACGTGGGCACGGCACGGTGCAAAGTTCACGCAATCGAAGACAAGCGCGAGCGCGGCCAGCAGGCCGATGCTAAGCGGGCGGATCGTCCGTCGCGGAAATGGTACAAGCGAAAGGCTTGGAAGGGTGAAGGCGGTCGGCGTCTGACCCAGCTGAAAAAGGAACCGCTCTGTTGCATGTGTCCAGAGCATTCACGGCAATTGGCGACCATCGCTGACCACGTGATTCCACACAACGATGACTATGCACTGTTCTGGTTCGGTGAATTGCAGTCACTTTGCAAGCCCTGCCACGACATCAAGAAACAACGGATCGAAAAGCGCGCAGGCCATCGAAAGTGATGCGATCCCGCCACGTGTTGCAAAATGGCAACGGGGGGGGTCGAAAGGCTGGGCGAACACGCCAGGGGACCGGCGTGGGTAGTCAGATTTTTTCGCACGCAATTTTATAGGGGGGGTCACTTGGCCGCTGCATCATCCAACATTGATTGGCTGGTTGCCCGGTTGGGTGGGTGGCCTGATCACTTCACGGAAACTCAGAAACGCCATGGCGAAAGCATCTTGGCTGAGGTCTATCGCGAGCGCCGGATTTCCGAAGGCGCGTTCGGTCTGGTTATTCGCTACGCGGTTCATCGCGCTGCGTTTGACGCTTTGTCGGCTGAGATTGCAAAAGAGGAATTCGATCCGGAGAAAACCAGCGAATACCTGTCGGGCAAAGAACAGTCTCGGGCGTTCCATGAAAACAAGCTGCTGATCTTGGAGCGTGAGCTGTTGGCCACGCCATGGGCGCGGTCGAAAAACGGTGAGTCGCCGCAGACCAGTTTTTGGGAACTTCTTGAGCCGCCCAAAGTGGATGAGCCTGATACCAAAGAGCCGAAGAAGGTTCTGCCGTTTCAGAAGATGTCCAAGAAAAAGTACACGGGCTAAGCGATGCTTGATTGTGCGGTGGAAACACCGATCACGCAGCGGGCCTTGGATTGGGTTGACGACATCCTGTCGAACCGGGTTCCAAGCTGCAAGCGGGTCAAACAGGCGTGCAAACGGTTTCGCAAAGACCTGAAGCGGCAGGGCACTGATCAGTTCCCGTATGTCTTCGACCCTGAGGCGTCGGAACATATGTGCGCTTTCATAGAAAGCCTGCCCCATATCGAAGGCGCTTGGGCTGCGCGCGGCGAGACGATCACGCAGCTGGGCTGGCAAGCTTTCATGATCAGCCAAATCGGTGGTTGGCGTCACATGGTCACCGGCCTGCGCCGGTTCCGCACAGCCTATATTGAGGTTGCGCGCAAGAACGGGAAATCAACCCTGCTGGCCGGGGTCGGTCTCTACTTCCTGACCGTGGATGGTGAGCCGGGTGCTAAGGTCTATTCGGCGGCGGCATCGTCGGATCAGGCGCGCGAAGTGTTTGACCGCGCCAAGGTCATTGCTCAGGCGGAAATGCCGGATGGCCGGACCCTTGAAGATGTCTTGGGGCTGACGGTTGAACAGCATCGCGTCAAAAGCGATGATCCAGCGTCTGTGTTCCGCCCCGTCGCGAGCCAGACCAAATCGAAGGACGGCAAGAACCCGCATTGCGCCATCATTGATGAGCTGCACGAACACGAAAAGCGGGATGTCTGGGACTCGATGGAATCGGCGCTGGGTGCGCGGGAACATCCGTTGCTGATCGCGATCACCACGGCGGGCTACAACACCGCAGGCGTTTGCTATGAGCAGCGCCGGATGGTTGAGCGCATCCTGAGCGGCGTGCTGGAAAATGAACAGTATTTCGGCCTGATCTTTGAGGCTGACGAGGGCGACGATCCGGGCGATCCGCAAACGTGGGCAAAGGCCAACCCAAGCTTGGGGGCCGCGAAGCGCGTTGACTACATGGAAGGTGAATGGGCAAAGGCACAGGCCACGCCCGCGCGCCTTGGTGAGTTCCTGCGCAAGCACTTGGATATTTGGACCAGTGTAGGCGCGTCGGCCATCGACATGACGGCATGGAAAGCTGCTGAAGACCCCGACATGCAGCTGTCGGACTATGCTGGTTGCCGCGCTCTGATCGGCGTTGATCTGGCGACCCGTCGCGACCCGGCCAGCGTGGTGGTTGTCATTCCAGATGAGCTGGACCCGAACAAGGGGCCTCTGAAGGTGTTCAGCTGGCACTTTCTGCCCGAAGCGGTCGTGGAAGCGCCGGGCAATGAGCATCTGTGGGCATGGCGGAAAGAGGGCCATTTGTTCACCACGCCGGGCGCGGAGCTGGATTTGCGCATGGTTGAGGCGCTGGTCATGCAGCTGGCGGGTTGCGGTGATGACACGTGGGGCTGGGGCGATCTGCCCGCGCTGGATGTCGAAATGGCCATCTATGACGCCATGTTCGCCCAGCAGATGGCCGCGACTTGGGAAGGGGCCGGGATCAACGCTGTTGAGCTGCGGTCACAGGCCCGCAACCTGAATGAGCCGTTCAACAAGCTGATTGCCGCTGTCGATGACCGCCGGTTGGTCAATGACGGCAACCCGGTGCTGACATGGATGGCGGGTAATACGCTGCTGAAACAGGTTCAGGGCGGCGATTACATCTATCCGACCAAGCTGGTGCCGGAAGACAGCATTGATGGCGTGGTGGCGCTGATCAACGCGATTTGGCCGCTTAGCCAAGTGGTCGAAGAGGAAGAGGCAGGGTCGATTTTGCTGGAAATGGATGAGGTGATTATCTGATGTTTGGTCTGTTTCGGCGCAAATCGGATACTGTTGAAGCGCGTATCCTTGAGGCAATCGACAACGGCGCGGGCGGTTTGTCGGGCATCAAGATCAGTGCGGAACAGGCGCTTGGCGTCATGGCGGTCTTTGCGGCCCGCCGCGTGATTTCCGAGGATGTCGCCAAGCTGCCTGCCAAGCTGAAGCGCAGCACCGATGCGGGCACCGTGACGGCCAGCGATGAGCCGGAACACATCATCCTAAGCCGGATCGGCAAGCCGCCCACCGAAGATGATGACGGGTTTACAGCGATGGAATGGATTGAATCCATCGTCGCGGATGCCGCGTTCTATGGTGTGGGTGTCGCCTACATGAACAAGGTCGGAGGCAAGGCGCGCGAGGCTGAGCCGGTTCCGTTTGGTTCGTGGCGCGAAGAGCGCGGGCGCTGGCAGATCAGAACCAAGCGCGGCAGCTGGATCACTGTCGATCGGTCCTCTTTGATGGTGCTGCGTGGCCCCAAGTTGGGCGAGAACGTCACGCAGAAGGCCCGGCACGCGATTGATCTGGCGCGGAAGCTTGACCTGATGATGACCAGCCTCGCCAAGAAGGGTGGCCGCGCCAACGGGATCATCAGTACCAACGCTTTGGGGTCTGATGAAAAAGCCCAGACGTTTCTTGCGCGGATCAAGTCATATTTTGGCTCTGCTGGTGAAGGTGGCTTGATGCCAATTGACTTGGGCGACCTGCACTATGTTCGCCTGAGCCTGTCGCCGGAAGAGCTTCAGCAGGACGTGACCTATTCGCGGATCGTGACGCAGATCGGCAGTGCCTACCGGGTACAGCCTGCACGCCTGATGCACGCGATCACCGAGCACAACAACGCCAGCGCCTACACGTGGAATATCATTCATGTGCAGGACTGTGTGATGCCATGGGTCAAGCGCTTTAAACAATGTTTTGCCAAAGACATCCTGGGCGAAAAGCGCGTAGGCGACGGCTACTTTTGCGATATCGCCGTTCAGGGCCTGTTGCAGGGTGCGCCTGAAGAGCGGGGCAAGCTCTACATGGCGCTACGCGCCTGTGGGTCTTTGTCGCCGCTGACAATCGCCCAGCTGGAAGATCTACCAACCGCAGGTGTCAGTGCTGATCCGGCCTTCCCGATGCTGACCAATCCCAACCCCGAAAAGGAAAAGACCGATGCAGGCAAAGAGTAGAAAGCTCATTCCGCTTGAGCGCAAATCCGGCCTTGAAACCACCGAAGGGCTGGTGGCGACCGAATTCAAAGCGGCCAAGGATGGCGCGATTGAGGGCTATGGGTCGATCTTCGGCAATGTCGACAACGGCTATGACATCGT